CATTGTCAATCAACAATAATCCCCATTTATCGGGAAATCCTTGAGTGAAAGTACTGATTAATTGTCCTACGCCAAGAGCACCAGCATTTATTGTTGTGTCTGTTAATCTTACGTCTGCAGAAAGATATGTAAATTCTTTCGTTGTTGAATTATTCTCTAATTTTAAATACTTGTCAATATTTTGAATTAAATCAAAGGATCCGCCTTGAAATTCCTGTGATATGTAATACTGCTTCAAAAATTCCCCAATTAATGGGAAATCTTCTCGCACAAATTCTGGCAGTTGATTTTCAACAATCGATTGAAGTTTTACTCTATCTTCCGTCATTCTTTATCGTACTAAATTTGAATTTGAGTAGCTTGATGATACAATGTAATTTGTTCCAGATATGTCACCACCAGATGATATTTGATCTGAAACCATATTAATAGTTGTTCTGTTATTGTCCAATTGAAGATACAAATCTTGCAGTCCAATAACATCATTAGAGTACGGTGAGATAGAAAATTCTATCAAAGACTCTCCTCTATTTACACTAGTAGAAATGATATTAATTGGATTCAATTTAATCTCTCCTTTCAAATAATCAATGGTGCCAACCGCTCTTCTAATGATTTTAGGTTGAGTTGGAGATTCTAATGAGAAGATGAAAATTTGTCCAGTTTCAAGATTTGCATCTGGAATATCAGAGAAATAAACAGTTCCAGATATGCCACTCACAATAAATCCTGAAGATTTGATGTTATATCCTGTTGTCCTATCAACATGAAATCTATTACCAAAACAAATTTCATATTCGGTAAAGGAGTTGAGATTTGCTCTCATATCTCTTCTCATAGTCACACGAGTAATGTTTGAAGTAATTGATTCATGACTATCATCAATTAATTTCAAGAATTTACTATATTTGAATCTAGCTCCAAATTTATTCAATTCTGCAGAATCAGAATAATCTAAAATGTTACTACTTACAATTGATTTTACATATGCGGCAGATGGAGCAAGATTTGTGTTGTAGTAAACATTCGAATCAACTTCAACATACAAATACTTAAGATCTACAATTTCAGTTACAATTCCAGCAACAGAATATTTTTTAATAGAACTCTTAATATTTTCTTTTATGAGATTTGATAAGTAAACTCCATTATATGGTTTTACACTTATAAAAACTTTTCCATATTGTGGCGGAGTTAATTCTTCTCCACCATATACGGATACTGATTCTGTTTCTGAATAGATTGTTGGAATAATCGCTTCATAATCCTGTGCTGTTACAGCTCTATTTCTAGAAGCATAGACTTGAGTCGAATATTTTCTAATCGAATCAATACCTTCAATATCTCTTCCACCATAAGAAACTTGATTTGTAGAAATTTGAGAAAGGCCTGAGGTAATTACTCTTCCATCATTATCAATTAATCTTCCAGCAAATACAAATGGAGAATTTAGATTATTTGCGTTCTTTCCATTACAAATCAAATAAGAAACTTCGATATAATTTGGTTCTTGTAGTTTCTTTCCAAATATTCCATCGCCAAAAATTAATTCATATCTTTCGTCTTCTACTTCTTGAACGAAATATATTGCAGAATTTCCATCAATGTCAAAAAGACTATCAGATTTTCTATATTTTCTAGAAACAGAAGAAAGTTCAGAATCTTTTACAATTACTGAAATTGAAGATGTATCAATTCCACTGTTTTCTAAAATAAATCTTTGATTTAAATTGAAGGAATTAACAGTAAAGTTTGTAGTGACATATGTTCCTTCATAAACATCAATATTATAAAATTCTGCGATTCCATTGCTATTTACTGTAACTGTAATATCAGACAATAATGAGAATGAAAAACTTTCTCCACTAAAAACATTGGAAGTTGTAATTACGTTTCCAGCTTTCAATGTAAGTGATACTGGATTTGTTGAGAAATTGGTTGTATCAACAAAAAATGATATATTTGTGATTGCAGACTTTCTTGATCTTGGAACATACCCAATGTTCCTTGCAAGAGAAACAACGTTCTCTCTGAGTGTTGCACTATCAATGAATACCTCATTCGATACCATATTGGCATTGTATGAGGTAATATATGTGTTATATGCTAAGATATCGATGATTGACGATAGATTCGATCCTTCAAAATCGTAGTCAGTAAAATTTGAATTCGATCTAAGGTAATCCTTAATCGAAGTTTTTATCTGATCGAAGTCTATGTTGCTGAAATTAACTAAAGGCATTTACCTTGCTGGTTGTAATGCGAATGACAATTTTTGTGCAGGAACGTCAATTCCTACGATATAATACTTAATTGTGATATTATATTCATATACATCATAATTTGGAGAGACTGTAACGTCGATTAATTCAACTCTTGGTTCATAATTTTCAATTACAATCTCTATTTCACTCTGTAAGGATGAAGAAGTGATGTCATCCATCGCTTCAAAGAGTAATCCATAAACATCAGATCCAATATTTTGATTGAAAGGACGTTCTCCTTTCTGTGTCAAGATCAAATTACGAATAGATCTGGCAATTGCAGTCTCATTGGTAAGAGAAATTAAGTCAAAATTCAGGGGATTAACCTGAAATGACATACTAACGTCTTTAAATCCCTTACTAACTCGTTCTGCAGGCATTTAGATGATAAATCTATCTTATTTATTAGAGTTTTTTGACATCATAGACTGGTTCTGTTCCATATTCCCAATCATCATAGTCATCATCATTGCGAATTTTCTCATGAATTTCATTTTGAACATGAAAATCATGTTTTTTGGGAGTCAAATCATCATTTGCAATCTCACGGAGCATTTTTCCCTTTGGTTTGCTCCAATAATCAGTAATTAAACTAGTCGTTCCCCATGTTTCTCTCATATAATCAACGTTCCTGTCTGGGTTCGGGTTGTTTGCCATCTGTTTCGTCCTCTAAATCGGTTAAAACAGAACTTTTTACGGGGTTGCTATCCCGTTCTTTTGCTGTTTTCCAGAAATATTCGTCTTCTCTTCCCATCCCAAGACGATCAGATCCATTTTCTACTTGATAATAACGTGTTGAAACCTTAAAATCGGGCATTTTGGGTTCAACAGGAGTCAAGCTATTGTCAAAAATACGCAATCTATTGTTTGGATAGAGTGCATACTGTCCATTATCAAGCTTAATAAGGTTATGTGACTTGTGTTCAGCAGGATTTTCACTCGTTGCCCAATCAACCATGTCGGGATCACGATGATAATTGTCTAGTGTACAAACATAAGTACCTTTCATGATGCCATGATCACGAGTATAGCACTCAAAGTCCATACTACCAATGAATTTCTTATCAATACTTACTACACCATAATCCATACAATTCCAGAATTGTAGGTTAGGTAGATTCATATCAGGTGAAGGTGTCTCGGGACGAGCCACAAAGGCACTGATGGGCAGCTTATCGTACATTGCAGCATACTCTGGTAAGTATGTCTCAAAATAAAAAGCACGTCCAGGAATACTTTTTGCAGATATCCATACACCTTTTACAAATTCTCCCCACCCACTCTGATGATCAGTAAGATACTCCTTTCTTACCCATACCTCAACAGATGGTAAATTGGTAATTAAACAAGACATTCAATTCCCTCCTAGAGAAACTCCGGGTGTGGAGTTTCCGGTTCTCTCTTTCTAGTTATAAACATAAAAAAAGACTCCCACATAAAGGGGAGTCGCTTTTAGTTATTTGCCTTGGCCGCGATACTTCTTTCGTGCTTTATTTCTGCTCGTTGCAGCATACTTTGTGTGTTTCCCCATACCCTGTCGGGTATTCTTGGGTTTTGATTCAATGAGTGCTGAACCCATCAGTGATTTTTTAGATGCCATAGTTAAATCTTCTCCAGTTCAATGAAAGATGGATCAATGTCTTCACCATCATAATACTTTTGTGCTAATTCTTCAAGAACCTCAGTAGATTGTTCATAACTGAGGTTCTGATGAAGTAACTCTCCTTTATATTTAATATTAAATGACTCGTGTCTTTTCATGGCCTACGCGGATACGAGGATCACACCAAATGTCAAATCCTTCCTCTTTTGCATCAAGACAGAATGATACATCTTCACCACACATATCCTGAACATTACCAGATTCAAAGACTTGCATCTTAGGAGCAAACCAAGGATACTCAAGATTCTCAAATACACCTTTCTTGATCAGTACCCAACCAAAACCTGTATAATCAACAGTGAAAGGCTTCTTACGCTTAGTAATCGAATCAACAGTTTCATGATTCATGACTCCACCATTCTTACGGAAGTCATCCTCTTCTAACCAGTGTGCAACAGATGTTGTATGTCCATCCTCAGTTGCATACCATCCTGCAACAATCTCTTTCTCTGAACCATCTTCTGCAATTGCCATATCACACAATTGCCAGAACTTATTAGAATCAAAAACAATATCACTATCAATCCACAACTGATAGTCATACTCAAGTTTTCCATCCCATGGTTTCTGATTTGGGCCACGAAGTACATTTGCACCAAGTACCTTACAACGTGCAAAGTTAACCATTGAAGAGTAATCTTGACTAATCTGAATACTCATTCCATTTTGTACAAGATCAAAACAAAGTTGTACAAAGTTCTTCAGAAAAGTAAATGAGCATCCACGTCCAGGCAGACAAAAGACAATTGCCTTTCCTTTCATTCTTTCTTTAATTGCTGCAATATCCCAAGTCGGTTGCTCAGTTTTGGGTGTTGCAGCTTTTACAGTAAATCCTTTTGCCATGTCTCGAAATAACTTTCAGTTCAATTTTAACAGTTTATATAGTGCTTGTCAATATGAAGCACTACCAGCAGGGCCATTGTTTTCCATTAATGGAAATACTTCCTCATATGATAAATCCTCAACCATATAGTCAGTCTTCATTAAACCAACCATATTGTTGAGTTGATCCCATGTCCTTGCAAATTCATCCTCTCTTAATGAATGAAAGATGCATCGATCCTTTGCATAGATATGGTACATTTTTTCTCTGGGGGGCATAAAAATCCTCCGGGAATTTTTTTTACAACTTTCAGTTTGTTACCGCATTATATATCAGCACTATCAAAATGCCAAGTGGTAAAAACACTACCTTTGCCATAGTCCTCGGATATCTAATCATCCATCCCGCAAAGACAACTCTCCAAAAATTCCAATAGGGACTCTTTCTCATACTCCGGAAATTTTTTTTGAATTTGATATAGCTCGGGCGATTTGTCACCTCTGTAGGTTAGGGTAGTTATCGATTTTTATATCACGCCGCCGCGACGATATAAACGAACGGCACAAAACACTGTCAATTCACTACACTGCCAATCATAACATAAGTGCCCCTCAGTGTCAACCAAGGGGCACACAGTTAGTTACTATCAGAAGGCAATCTCTTCGAGAGTAGGAATACTCTGCCCCAGGATTGGCAGATAGGTGCTATCAGCAACCTCAGTAACATTATCAGCAACGAGTGCATCGAGAATCGAAAGAATCTCACTGCCAGTGTTACCTTGAGACAGCAGAGAAAGCATCACGGACTTGGACATGATTAAAGAAGGAAAAGTGTAGTTAACTAGTGTGTGTCTTAAGTAATCAGAAAGGGTTCGTCCAGGTGTTATACTGACGACTGGTAATCTCACCACCCTTGCATAGAGAATCGGTGTAGTTATTCCAGTTCTCACGGGTGTAGATTTCGTCTCCTCTGACTACACCACCAGACTGACGAAATGCAGAGATTGCTTGTTGCTTTGTCATGAGCGTTGTTCTTACACTACTACGACACTTTATAGGCTACAGTAAACATTACTCACTGCTCCTTAAGTATCACCATCTCAC